AAAATTTCATTTATTTTATAAGTAGTTGTTTTCATTTAAAAACAAAATGCACTTTTTTGTTTACATTTGCTAAAAACTAGTATATAATATATCTATAATCAAAAAGGAAGAGGAGTCCAGTATGATTAAATTTGAATTTCAAAACCCAGATCACAATGATATTTGGAGAGAAATCATTGACTTTTGTATGTCAAAGCCTGAAGGTACTTCTTCAGACTCTCTACAGTATATGCTGGCCAAAGAGCTAGGTATCGAAGCAAGCGAGACTGCTTGTGCATTAGCAGCAATCCGGTTTTAGGAGATTTTAGAATGGCTTTTTGTGAATATGTTACTGGTGTTTTATTTGTTTTAGCAATGGCTTCACTTCCAGTGTTGATGTTTATATAGAAATGGCGCATCAATCAGAAATCATTAACACCAAAGGGCATCCATTCGTGGGTGTCCAATGGGAGATCGAAGGCAGTAAAGGCAATCAATATCTGGTCGGTATGTATGACTCAGGCTTTGATTGTACATGTATTGCCTTTCGTAAGTGTAAACATATTAAAGCAGTAGAGGAGAGAATCTGTGAAGAACCCAATTGCTAAGTATCTAATGTGTGCATATGCATATTATAAAGAGGATGATCCTTTAATTTCTGACGCAGAGTTTGATGAGCTTGCAAAATGGCTACTTGAAAACTACGATCATGTCGATCATCCTCATAAACATCTCATTACAAAGAGTGATCTTGAAGCTGGCACTTATCTCGGAGAATACCCGAACATGGTAATTGGTGCTGTAAAAAATTATAAAAAAATGCAATTAAATGTAAATTAACTGTTTACTTTTAAGAAAAAATAGTATATAATACTACTATAAAATAAAAAAAGAGGAGAATACATTATGAGATTTTATGATATGGTTAATAAGAGGATGTTAAAATTTTATGGATTAGCCGCTCTCGGTGCTGCTATAGCAGCTGCTGCTAATTCACCGGTTTTGCTAGGATTAACAACTAGCATTGTAATCTTACTTTATATGATGGAGAAATAATATGGCACATATGGTTGAAACAATGGCGTATGCAGGTGCAGTTCCATGGCATGGATTGGGTGTTCCAGTCTCAAATGATCTGACACCAGCTCAAATGCAACAAAAAGCAGGACTTGATTGGAAAGTTCGTGAAGTCGAGTCATTCATTGAATTCGATGGTAAGAAAATGCCAACAGGTCTGAAGTCGCTTGTTCGTGAAACTGACGGGCGTATTTTGACTAATGTTGGTGAAAACTGGAATCCAGTTCAGAACGAACAGGCATTCGAATTCTTTTCAGAGTATGTAATGGCAGGTGATATGGAAATGCACACTGCTGGTTCTCTAAAAGATGGACAAATGGTATGGGCATTGGCAAAAGTCAAGGACTCATTCGAGATCCTCGGTGGAGATCGTGTCGACTCATACTTGTTGTTCTCAAATCCACATCAGTATGGTAAGTCGATTGACATTCGCTTTACACCAATTCGTGTAGTATGTAACAACACACTAACCTTCTCACTTGAGTCTAAGTCAGAGCGTTCTGTAAGAGTCGGTCACCGTGTAGAGTTTGATGCTCATGCTGTCAAAAAACAACTCGGTATTGCTACTGCAAAAATGGAACAGTACAGCGAAGTTGCAGAGTTCTTGGCTGGTAAGCGTTTCACTCAAGACTCATACATCGAGTATCTCAATTCAGTCTTCCCACGTACGGCAGACAAGCGCGTGCAAGGTAAAGAACTTGCAGTTGATACTCTTTCACGTAACGCTAAACTTGCCTTCGATGTACTGGAAACTCAACCGGGCGCAGAGTATGGCGAAGGTAGCTGGTGGCAGGCATTTAATTCTGTTACGTTCATTACCGATCACGTACAAGGTCGTAATGCAGACAACCGTCTTTATTCTTCATGGTTCGGCGGTAACCAAGTTCGGAAAAGTCAAGCACTCTCTAAAGCGATTGAATACGCTGAGGCTTCATAATGTTGAATCAAAAACAAAAAGTTGCTCAACAGTGGATTCATGAGTCAGGCCAAAAAGTTGGAATTTGGCCTGACCGACAGACTGGTGGCTATACTCCAAGATTTTTTGTACATGATTATATTACAAAAACTGGTAAAAAACATTCTCAAAGAAGCTATCGCAAATTTAAAACTGCTAAAGAAGCCAAAGTCTTTTGTAATGAAGTTTGCAGTTACCTAACTCCTGCAATTGCAGGTAAAGAGAAGATTATTACTGCAATTGTTAAAACATTGAAAGCGGAGGCTGCGTAATGGAAATCGTCGCAACAGCCTACGGTCTTATGATCGTAGGCAATTTTATCGTAAGCGGAATAACAGTAGCTTTTGGAGGCTAGTATGGGTGTAGAACGTAGTATCGAAAGAGACGTCAAGACCATGTCAATGGGTCTTGATATGATTAATTCTCAAATTGAAATGTTATCTACTAACGTGAAATTGAGAAAAGCAGAACGAAAACGACTTGAAAGATTGAATGCAGTTAAAGTTCAGATGGTAGAAAATCCAGATGAATGTAAAAAATTGGTGAAACGATATAAGGAAATGTAGAATGGATGGTCCCTTAAAATCAGCCCTTGATAGACTGGATAGTCAAGGAGTGATTATGCGAGAATTAGTTACATATAAAATGAAAAATGGACTAATGGTTCGCGAAACAGTTCGTAGAGAATATAATGTAGACGGCGATTACACTGATCACTCAATAACAACCCCTTTTAGAAAAGGAAGTTCGGTATGAAAGCACATAGTGTAGATCAAACTGCTGCTTGGGCAAAAAGCTGGAATATGAAAGGATATGAACATCTATATCCAGAGAATCGTGAAAAGCAAAGACAGCAAGGTATCAAACAATACAACGATCGTGAACGCGAGAAAGAAAAGAATAAAAAATAACCTACACTCCCAGTAGAAAAGACGGCTTAAGCCGTCTTTTTTTATTTACATTTCTGTATAAATAGTGTATAGTAAATCTATATGGAGAAGTAAAATGCGCTTTAAAAAGTACCTTAATCTACAAGAGGAAATTGAATTGAGAGATCTAAATGGTGACTTTCTAAAAAAGGCATTAAGGCTAAAAACGTTTAGTATTACGTCCAAGGATTTGCAGTTTTTAGAACATAAAAAAGAAATTCAATTTGTTGTAAGAACAACCTGGTTTCCTGACCTCGATCTTAATTCTACTATCTCTAGTACTAAATTTGATAAAGTGGCGCATAATGAATTACTCTCAAAATTGAAATCCTCTGATAAAACCAATGCCGGAAATCTTATTCATTACTCTATGCCAGGTATCGGACCTGGCGAATTTATGTTTTACTTTATGTATGACAACTTAACTGTCGGCGGTGGATCATCAAAAGGTGTAGATTTAAAACTAGGAAGTAATACCGCTGAATTAAAAAGTATTAAAGTTTCAGTTTCTGGTCGTTCTAAATGGGTACCTCAAGGATGGATAAGCGGATTCTTTATGGGAGGAGCAGTTGATACTTCAGCACTTGCAAATAAAATACATGTTGAGATGCAGAAGCAAGGTATCAAAAAGGGTGGATCTGGTAGTGGATTAGAATATGCCGGTGGAGCTATGGCAGAATTAAAACAAAAAAGCCCCACAAAATATGCACAGTTTGAAAGAGAATTTGGCAGACTTGCTAACACATATTTTTCAAAAGAAACTGTAGTTTTTATTAATAATACAAGCACACAATCATCATACGGTGAAATATTGCATGTCGGTCCAGTTAATGCGCGGAATGTAAGAATGGAAGTTATAACTCAAAGTAAAATTAAACCAATGGTAAAGATCTAAATGATTAGGTGGACAAAAACCAGATTTGAAGATGAAATTGCAGAATTCAAAAGAGTTGTCATAGAGTTTGTTGGAGATGACGATAAGGATTCACTAAACTATCTTAAAAGTGAATATGCTAAATCTAAAATTACCGATCTTCAAGATAACGTTTGGAAAATTTTACAAAATAGTGGAAGTTGGGAAGTTAATTCTTTTAATGATTTATTTAAGAATATGAAAAAGGATAATGTAAAAAGAGATGTTTCGAGAATTATGACTCAGTTTATCGGAAAGGGCGCTGTAAATGATTGGTCTGGTAAGGTAGAATGTCCAATCATACTTCTTGCTCCAGGAAATAAACCTTATCATTATAATCTAATTGCCGGTAATACAAGACTTACAGCCGCCAGAGCATTAGGTATTAGACCAAAAGTAGTTATTGTTAGGACGGACTGGTAATGGCATTTAACGGATCAAAATACATCGAAGATGATAGAGGAATACGTCAGTGAGATTTTCAGAATTTATAACCGAACAAAAGAATACTCATATGACACACATCGAGGATAAAGTTCTATATGGTGGTGTCAATGGAACAAGAGATGCTATTATGGCTCTCAGATCATTAAGAGATATGTTAGGAGGAGTACATGATGGAAACGTTAGTGTTAAATGGGACGGTGCTCCTGCTGTGTTTGCTGGGACTGATCCTCGTGATGGCAGATTCTTCGTGGCGAAAAAGGGGATCTTTA